AGCGCCGCGGGATTGAACTCGCAGAGGACGGCACGCCGAAAGGCACGTCCAAAGAGATGAAGGAGCTCAAAAAGGAGCTCGCCAAAGCGAAGCAGAAAGCAGAGCAGGTGGACGATCTCGAAGGCCAGCTTTCGCAGGTGCGAGACGCCCGGCTTGAAAGCACGATCCTGCAGAGCGTCGACGGCATCAAGGACGATGTAAAAGACATCTTCCTGCAGGATGCGAAGAGCCGCTTCACGTACGACGCAGACGAAGACGCCTTCTACCCGGTCGACGAAAACGGCAATACCCAGTACGGGCGCTCTGTAGGCGACGTGCTGGAAAGCATCCGGGAAGACCGGCCTTCGCTTTTCAAAGACACGCAGATGAACGGCGGCCCGGACAACACACCCGGCGGCGGCTCTGGCAGGCCCAGCTTTACGCGGGAGCAGGTGAAAGACATCACCGCCCGGATGAAGCAAGGCGACCCCGAAGCCGCAGAGCAGTTCGAGAAGGTGAAGGAGGCCCACAAAGCAGGACGCATCGAATAGCACCACTTCTACCCCATCTTCCACGCAGGCAGTGTGGGGATGGGAGTGGCACAGGCCCGCAAGGGCATCTCATCCCTACATTACTGATACAACGCACGGCCCATGCCTACCGACTTCATCCCAGAGGTATATGAAGGGCAGCTGTTGACCGACCTCAACAGCGCCCTCTTTGCCGATCAGATCACCAACGCCAACTACACCGGGCAGATCACACAGCGCGGGGACGTCGTCTACGTCTACGCGGTCGACGATCTGGCCGCCAACGACAAAAACGCCGACGACAGCGTGCAGTGGCAGACGCCCTCCGGTGACGAGCAGACGCTCGCAGTGGACCAGGCGAAGGACATCAGCATCAAACTGCCTCGCGTGCAGACCTTTCAGAGCGACGTCAACATGCGGAGTGCCTTCCGTGGGAAGCAGGTGCAGGCTGCTGACGAGGACATTGAAGACTTCGTCCTCAGCAAGGTCACGAACGGCACCACCACCATCGATGCCACCGGCATTTCCAGCGCGTCCGCCTTCATTCAGGAGGTGCGCAACGCGAAGGTGGCGCTCTCGGACCTTGACGTCCCGCGCGCCAACCGCTACCTCGTGATTCCCCCGCGCTATGTGTCGATGATCTCTGAGTACATGACGGAGACGTTGGAAAATCAGGAGATCGCAGAGCAGGGCTTTCTGGGGCGCGCCGAAGGGTTTGCGATCTACGAGAGCACGCGCTGCCCCGTCTTCACGAACTCGAATGCCGACGATGCGAAGCGTGCCGTATTTGGACACACCGCAGCGATCACCCTTGCGCGCCAGATCACCGACTTCCGGTTCTACGAGGATCTGCCCGAATACCACGGCGGCGGCCTCAAGGGGCTCGTGGTGTACGGCGCAAAGGTGTTTCTGCCCAACGCCTTAGGCGAGCTGCAGGTGGACAACACCACGGCGTAAGTCTTTGCTCATCGCTAACGTGGGCCCCTCCTTGCCGGGAGGGGTCTGCTGTTAGGTAGCTACCTGACCCCATGCGCATCTTTACCAGCGATCAGCATACGCTCGTACAGGACGATCTCACGACCGAAGAGATCGAAACGTACGCGTGGGAAGCCGAGCGCTACGTAGTGGACAAGATACAGCGCAAGCGCCGGTTTCCGGTGGGGTGGGCCCAGGATGCCGATGGGAAGCCGGTGCCGGATGATATGGATGCCGACCTCTTAGAGATGCTTCGGCGCGTGATTGCCCGGCTTGTGGAGCACTACGCCGCATGGCACGATGACGACGCAGCGGTGATTGAGCAAGGCGCACAGCGCGTAGAGTTGCGGGGAAGAGGTCCGCGCAACCCCACACGCATCCTTGCGCCCCTCAATCGGGAACTGACGCGCTACGATACACACAAAGGACGCGGGGTGTCGTATCATGATCGATGGTAGACACTTTGAGCGCTTCCATACAGCCGAGGCCACCATCACCCGTCCCGGCGGCGCACACGGCCCGGATGGGTTTCAGCCCGGCGCGGCTACAGAGATCCTTACAACCGCTGCCGACCTGCAGGAAGACGGGAAAGTCTTAGAGCAGCACGCCGGGGGGTACGAAAACGGCGATGCCATGCTCTTCTGCCGTAAAGATGTGTCACCTGTGGAAGTAGGGGATCGGGTCGACGTCACCGACCACGGACGCACCACCACCGGCGCCGTGGAAGGCATTCTGTACGATAACAACGCGCTCGTGCTTGACTTGTAACTTTCTGCTCATGGCGAAAGACCTGTTCGACACATCCGGCGCAGAGGTAGGCGACTGGTTCGAAACGTCTGCAGACGAGCTACAGGACGACGTAGAGCAGATGCTACAGCAGGCCACGGACACCACCTATACGGAAGCACGCCGGGAAGTCCCGGTCGATACCGGCGCCCTCAAAGACGACATCACGAAAGATGAGCACGAGGTCTACAACACGTTGCACTACGCGCCGCATGTAGGCCTGGGGACCATCTACATGGAAGAGCAGGACTATCTGTGGAGGCCTGCAGCACAGGCCATCAAGGACGCGCTACACGCACTCGCAAACGACTAACGTATGCTGCTACCACAGGGCCCGCTTCGCAATGCGATCTACACGCGCCTTACGACAGAGCTGTCTGTAGATGTAGTAGTGCAGCGTCAGGCAGAAGACGAGACGCCCGCGCCGCTTGTGCTTATCCAGACGCCCCTCTCTACACCGCGTGGCGATATTAAGCAGGACACCGGCTACGAGCTTACCCAGCGCATCCGCGTCCACACACAGTATCCCAAAGGCCGGGCCGATCTCTCAAAGCGGGAAGAGATCGCAGACGCAGTACAGGCGGCCCTACAGCTTGCGCCTCTGCCCATCAACGGGCTGCGCATCTTGCACCTACCTAATCCCGCCCTCACACCACAGAGCTACGATGTGGGCGCACAGCAGGCGTACGACATGCTCTTAGACTACACCCTTCTCACACAGCATATAGGATAGCACTATGGCAAACGAGATCAGCGGCATCAACTTGCTGTTGGCCTTAGGCGGCACAGCAGTAGCAGCGCAGAGCAGTGCCACGCTTACGGCCTCGCAGGAGCTGGTAGAGATCATCACCAAAAACGAGTTTGGGTTCACCTCAAACCTTCCGGGCGATCAGAGTTGGAGCGTGTCCCATGACAGTTTCCTCACAAAGGATACGGGGGATCACTTCCTTGCCATTGGGGAAGCCTCGTTCTCCATCGACGTAGGCGGTACCATGACGGTGGTGCCCGGTATTCAGAGCGTATCGCTGGGCCTTACGCAGGAGCTTACCGAAACGCCCCCGGGCATTGACGAGGCAACGAACTGGACCTACCGCCGTCCCAGCCGCCGTAGCTTTTCGGTGGACGTAGACGGGCACTATTACGACCCGGCTACAGAGTCCAACGGTACGTACGAGGCCATACTCACAGCGAAGGACAACGGCGACAACCTCCCGTTCGAGCTGCAGGTAGGCGGCCTCACGTTTACCGGCACGCTTGCGCCGGGGGATCTGGAGATAGAATCCGGGGCCGATGGCGACAACGCCACCTACAGCTTGTCCTTTGCAGGCGATGGAGAGATCACCAAAACAGGCACGTCCGAAACTTCTATCGGCAAAGTGCTTGACGCCTACTTTACGCAGGCCCTCTGGACTGTGGTGTTGCGTCACGAGGTGGACGGCACGCAGGTAGACGGCTCGACAGAGTGGACAGGAGACGCGTACCTGTCAGAAGCTACGATCGATATCGAGCGGGGCGATCAGGTGTCCTTAAGCGCAGACTTCCAGGGAGACGGTGCCTTGACGCGTCCGACGTACACCGCCGTGTAACGTAGTGCCTTAGCGCTTCCAACGCTCTAATCTGCCCATCTATAGGATCTACTTATGCCAGAGTTTGCAGACCTCTCAAAGCTCACACAGCAGACCTACAAAGAGGCAAAGCTAAAGCGCGCTAAGGGTATCGAGATCATGGGCGATACGTACCCGTGGCTCCCGCCTACCGGCAGCGATTTCGAGTGGTTCAAAGACCGCTTTGGAAGCGACCTGCTTACCTACCTCTCCCGCGTAGAAGAGCAGTTTCAAGGCGGGGAAGACGAGGTAGACCTGGGGGCCTTACGCCCTCTCCTCTGTGGCCTCCTCTACCTGGGGCTTAGGCACTTTGGCGATATCGATTACGAGACGGTAGACGAGATCGTAGGCCTCGATAACATGATGGGCCTCTTTGCAGATATCCAGGGCGCACTCAACACGCCCGAAGCCGATCCGAAAATGAAGGCAGAGCTTGAAGAGCGCTTCGGGGAAGACCAGGGAAACTGAACCTGTCTATGGAGGACAGCGGGCCCGGCCTCTCCATAGACGAGATGTACAGAAGCGCCCTTGAAGCAGGGCACTCCATCGATGAAGTAGAGCGCATGACGCTACGCCACTACTTCCTCTCACAGCAGGCGCACGCCCGGCGCTTGATACGAGAGCAGCACATGGTGGAAGCGCAGACCTTGCCCATCCTCAACACCCTGCTATCCGCCTTAGATGCAGAGCCCGTACAACAGCTTTTCGGGCCGAATCCAGGCCGCACCTCTAAAGAAATGACAGAGGACGAGCGCCGGGCCCTCGTCACCTTCCGGCACGACGCCGCGCAGATGAAAGATGAAGACGGCTCCCCTCTCATAGACGACTGGAGTCTTGTAGATCAACAGCTACGCAATAACTAATAGGTAACGCCTTATGCCACAGAAGACGTTCAGCGTAAAGTTTGTGAGCGAAGGCGTAGCCCGTGTACAGCGCCAAATGAAAGGGGCGGGCAAGGCAGGCCGCAAAGCCGGGAAGGATATCGAGAAGGCCGGGCGTAAGGGCGCGTCCTCTATGGATAGCTTACGAGAGAGCGCCCAGGGCGTAGCGTCCCGCCTTAAGCAGGTGGGCACTACGCTTACGGCTACGCTCACGCCGGCGATCTTAGGGATAGGCGGGGCCGCCCTCAAAGCCTCTGCAGACATGGAGCGCCAAACCAAAGCCCTAGAAGCGGTGATGGGGAGCGCAGAAGCTGCAGAAGCAGAGCTTGCCCGGCTTCGGGAAACCGCAAACGCGCCGGGCATTGGCGTACAGCAGGCGATCGACGCATCCTTACGCCTGCAGGTAGTAGGCCAAAGCGCAGACGAGGCGCGTAACCTCATAGCGCAGTTTGGAAACGCGGTTGCAGCGTCGGGCGGAAGCGCGGAAGACCTTGACGAGGTGACGCGGCAATTCTCGCAGATCCTAAGCGTAGGGAAACTCACACAGGAAAACTTAGGGCAGATCACAGAGCGCGCCCCCGGCGTTGCGGCTGCTCTGCAAAGCGCCTTTGGAGCCCAAACAGCAGAGGCGATCAACGAACAGGTGGGCTCTATGGACGAGTTTACGCAGCGCCTCACAGCTGCTCTCGAAGAAGCGGAGCGTGTGCAGGGCGGCTTAGGCAATGCGTTCGATAACGTACGCATCCAGGCTACGCAAAGCCTCGCAGCGATCGGGGACAGCCTAAGCGAAACGTTCGAGATACAGAAGCTGGTAGAGCGCTTCACCGGCTTCATGGATAGTCTCACACAGCGCTTTGTTGCCTTGCCCGAAGCGGTACAGCGTACGTCTTTTGTAGTAGCAGGCCTCGCAGCGGTGGTAGGTCCTCTGCTTATCGCAGTAGGTGCACTGACCTCTGCTCTGGCTGCTGTCTCTACGCCAGTACTTGCGATCGTAGGCGGCCTGTCTGCCTTAGGCGCTGCCCTCGCAGCAAGCGGCGTCGGCTTTAGCGATCTCAAAGACATAGCGATCGACGCCTGGGAAGGCATCAAGACCGCCGTTATGCCTCTCATAG